GGATGATCCCGATTACTGGGCCGCGTACACCGAAATCACGCCGAAGTCCTGCGTGGTGTTGCCGGCGTAGATCGAGTTGAACTTCGGCTTCAGGAAGCCGAGAATCTTCCCGATCGAGATGCCCTGCTGGTTTTCGTAGTCGAAACCCTTCTCGACCCACTCGGGGTTGCCGATGTCGGCCATCGCCAGCGCTTGGGAGCCGCAGAACAGGATCTGGCAGCCATCAACGGTGCCCGACGCGCCCCACTTCGAGCCGCTGGCAGCGCCCGCAGTGTTGTACACGTTGCGGTACTCGTGGAACACAATGCCGTCGATCATAACCGCATCGCCACCGGTGAACAGCGGGTTGCTGCTCGAACGCTGCATTGCGCTACGCACGTTCTGCATGTAGGTGGGGTCCAGCTTCAGCTTGGCCATCGCCTGCGGAGTCAGGAAGGCGTGGAACACCTCGTCGCCGCCCTCGCCCTTGATGCCGCGCAGATACTGGTCCTTGGCGTAGGCTTTCAGCTGCACAAACAGTTCCCACATGGGGGTGTCGGTGGTCGTGATCGAGCTGGTGGCGCCGTTGACTTCCAGCAGCTTACTGGTGCCGTTCCAGCGCAGCTTGCGCAGGTTGGTCGGGGCCGACACGTCCGCAGCGAATTCGAGGAACGGGAGGTCCGAACCCACGCGCGGAGCGCCGTTGTTGCGCATCGCGTAGCTCACGCCCGACATGGTCAGGAACGCCAGCTGGTCGATACGCTCGGCCAGCCAGTAGGCCAGCACGTCGCGGCTGTTGCTGCGGAAATCGATGACCGACTTCTGGTCAGCCATACGACCTTCGTGGCGGTTGGCATGACGCAGTTGGTCGATACGGATCACCTGATCGTACGACTTCATCGCCTCTTCGTTGCCTTCCAGCGTACGGTCACCCGCAACGCCGTCGCCTTCGAGGTCAGCCAGCAGCGTGATGACTGCGCGGGCGCCCTTCTCGGACTTCTTCAGCTCGGTGATGTGCTGAATCATGGAGTTCGAGTCGTTGCCGAGGAACTTGTTCACGAAGGAATAGTTCCGGGCCATGCGCCACGTGTCCATCGACCAAACGGTCTTCTGCTCGTTGGTAAGCAGAGCGAAATTGGTAAGCATCTTGTGCCTCCTTAAGACAGAAATGAAAAGTCAAACCGTTGATGCTCTCAGATCACGCTCTGGGGCCAGCGCAGGTCGGCTTTTAAGGAGGTCGGGACTCCGCAGAGCTGTCGGGTCTGCTACCGAATGCTGCGAAGTATAGACGAAAAAATGGGAGGACATCAACTGTCCCCCCAAAATGTTGAGGTTGCGCCGCTTGCAGACCTCAACAGCCTTCGAGACTGGATTATCTCGCAGATGTTGCGCCGCCGCAACCACAATCGCCACTCGTTGGCGCGAATACCGGCCAGTCCGTACTGCGACGGAGCCGGTGGTCGTTGATTGGGTTGTGCATCGGGGGCGTATCAACCACGAATGTCTCAACTGGGAAAGCCTCCTTCACCTTCGCGCGGATAATCCCCCACTGGTCGCGCGAAGGAGGCTCGTTTGTCAGGTCGACGAAGCCCTTCAGGTAATACATCAGGTCATTTGAGTTCACTTTACCTCCCCTGCTGCGCACACTGGGCCGCCATACTTATTACCTGATACTCAGGCCCGGGCGCCAGTGTAGGGATCGGCGGGTTGTAGCCACCCCAAAACGGCTGACTGGGGTACGTATTCATGGGGTCGCGGGCAATCTGAAGCTGGTCCTCGGCGTGCTCCAGCAGTTTCTTGGCCGCAATGAAGCCAAGGGACTCGCTCAACTTTTCTTTGATGGTCCCCCACTGCTCTGGTGTGGGGGAATCACCCATGACATCAACGGCACCGTTGAGCCATAGGACAAACTCGGTTGGGGTTGGCATTGACGTTCTCCCATTCCTTTGTGTGAGTCGAAACCCTGCACAGCAGCGCGCTGGGTTGGGGGTTTAGGGGGCGGGTACTGACAGACATTGTTCCCAAACACGACGTACTCGGGGGCATCAACGCCAGAGCCGATCTTGGCCACGATGCGGCCTTCGTCGTTGATTCGCATGGTCACGTCCACCGGTTTTTCGGGGTCGGTACAAAGATAAGCGCGGAGGACCGCTTCGAGGTCGATCTCTTTAGCCATTACGTTACCCCGTGCTTCATCGCATGGACCACAGCACGGAACAGAAAGTCCTTTGCCTGCTGTTCGGGAGGGAGTTTGTCGAATGCCACAAGGCAAGGGTGCTCTTTGGCTTCAGGGTTCTTCACGGGGCCGTATTTCCAGCCATCGGCGATCTTCTGGGCTGCCCAGCTTTCATGGCTCGCTTCGGGGCCGTAGTCGCCGGACAGATGGAACTCAACACCAAGGCGTGCGCTGTCGCGCTGCCACATGGGGGCGTCTTCCCACGCAGGCTGGGACATATCCCCGAGGGCTTGGCAGTAGGCGCGGTTCACTTCGTGACAAACGCGGGCGATCTCTTCTTTGGTGGTCTGCATGCTTTTCTCCACGAAAAAGGGCCCCGAAGGGCCCTTCGAGGTCCACTGATCTTATATCAGATTACGTCGCCGCGCAATCTGGCTTTGGTCTCCTCGTCCAGCTTGGCGAACTTGTCCTGCGACAGGCGCAGTACGTCCAAGTCCCCGCCTTTGCCACCACCGGCCTTGTCGGAGTCCAGCCCCACGTTCTTGCCGTCCGGGGGCTGCTTCTTGCTGGCCTCGGCCGCCTTTTTGCGGGCCTCGGCTGCGCGCTGCTCGGCCAGCTCCTTAGCCTTGTCGCCGCCGTCGCCCTTGCCGGCAGCTGGCGGGCTACCCAGCGCGTATTTCACAGCCTTGGCCAGCGCATCGGCACGCTTCATGCCCGCTTTCACGAAGGCGTTCAACAGCGTGGCTACCTCATTGGTCTTGTCCTCGTCGAAATCCTCGTGCTCAGGATTCAGTGCGGGGTACTTGGCCTCGTAGCCAGCCAGCTGAGCGTTGTAGCTCATCTCCTCGATGGCTGCCCTGCGGGCCGCCTCCGACTTGGTGTTGGTCTGATACTCGGTCAGGTCATCGCGCAGCCCGTCGATTTGACGGCGCACCTTGCGGGCTTCGTCCTTCTTACCGTCGAGGATCAGATCCTCGTACTTGTCCTGCAGTTCATCGATCTTGGCACGCATCTCATTGACCGCCTTGACCGTGACCGATGCCTGCAGGCCGCCTTTGAGCCTCTCGATCTCCTCCAACAGCGTCTGTTCGCGCTGCTTGGCCTTGTTGATGGCCTCGTCGAAGCGCGACTTCGGGATGCGGATGCGCTTCTTCTTCTCTTCCTCGGCTTCGAGGCGAAGGCGCTCGGCCTTTTCTTCTTCGGTTTCCTCGCTCTCTTTGTCGAGGTCGACCTTTTCGTTGTCATCGCCCTTGTCTTTGGACTCGTCGCCCTTACCAGCGTTGTCCAGCGGCGACTTGACGTCGTCGCCACGGTCTACGGGCGGATTCTTGTCATCAGCACCGCCGCCGCTGGCAGCGCCGTCGTCACCGGCGGGAGCCCAATAGCCACGATGGATGAGTTGTTGGATTGCGAAAGGCATGATCAAGCTCCTTGCTTGGGTTTAGCCGGGGCGCCCGGCACTGGCGAAGTGGGAGACGCCTCTCCCGGGGGTTGTGCGTTGTGTATCGCAGCGACGCGAGCGGCCTTAGCCTGCTCCTTCGCCACGGTGGCTTTGATGGCTGCTTCGGCGGTGGCCTGCTCGCGCTTGAGGGCCATCTCCATCTGCAGCTGTTCGCGCTTGAGCTCGAACTCTCGGGCCATCTGTTCCTGCTTGAGCTGGAATTCCTGATTGAGCTTCTGCTGCTCCATGGCCATCTCGGCCTCCAGCTTCTGCTGCTCCAGTGCGGTTTCGTCCTGACCAGAGTTCGCACTGGCCATCGCGAGCTCCTTATGAGCCTTGGCCTGCTTGAGCTGGGCGTCGGAACCCTTCTGAGTGGCCTCGGCCTCCTTCACGGCGACGTCTGCCGCCAGCGCACGCATCTGCAACTGAGCCTGCTGCTGAGCCTCGGGGGTCTGACCAGCCTGCTCCATCTCGGAGATGATCTGGGCCTTATCCTTGAGGCGGCTCGACTGCAGGATGTATTTGTCAGGGATCTGCACACCGGCCTCGGTACGCAGACGCACGGCTTGGTCGAACTGCGTGTCCTCGAACGTGTCGCGCTCAGGCTGGTTCGTCACCACGATGGCGTACTCACCCAGCGTCAGGTCGTTTACGATGCGGCCTTCCGGGGTGGGCTGGTTCACCGTCATCTGCTCAGTGGTGTTCATCAGGCGATCGGTTGTGATGAACATCAGGCGCTGCTCGGTGTAGTACTCCTGTACGAGGTCCAACACGGCGCGCGCCAGCAGGAAGTCGGAGCGGTTCATGTTGTCCATGACCTTGGCGAGGTTCGCCTGACCACTCTGCTTGTTCGTCTGGATGCTCTTGGCCGCCACGTCCTCGCGTGCAAAGCCCTGCATGTAGTCCGACACGCCCGAGATGCTCTTGATGTGCTCCTCGGCCTTGTACGAGATGCGGTCCAGACCAGTGGGGGTCTGGTTGGGCTGGATCTTCTCGATGTTGTTGATATCGTCCAGCTCGACCACAAGGCCAGACTGCGCACCGCGCTGCTCCAGCTCAGCAGTGGACATGTTGGTC